GTTCGTTTTATTTCTTTTAGTTGTAGTTTGGTCGAATGACATATTTCCAGATGCTATTGATTTTTTTATGACCTTCGTCTATTTAGGTGGTGCATATTCAATGGCAATGATAAAGCAACACGTGTCAAAATGGAAATGACTAACCAAAACGATGCACTGGTAGCGGAGGCGGTTGGGTACACATTTTTTCGGGCGGGCGATATTGTTTCGGCGCTTTTTACCGTTCCGCCGTCAGAAGATGCAGGTTATTTCTTTACTCTTGAATCTGTTCAGGCCAAAGATATTGATGACGAGGACAAGTTTGCTGCTTATAGAGAGCCACCCCCATTCCTAAGTGCGCCCACGGGGAACACAGATCAGATCGTGTTGGAGTGGGTGCAAGGGCAGGAGAATGAATTTAGAGTACGGTTTGAGAAGGCACTAAAGGAAGTCTTGAAGGTTGAGGCTAAAGTTCGGCCTACCTGGGGCGACCCCGATAGCTGGCTGGGTATGTTTCTGGACTACCAAAAACCAGGAATGTACGCCCAGGCTCTACTTGCAGTAATACAGGAGGAGCGCGGTGAGTAAAGTAGAAGTGTTTAAAAGGGATAAATTGTATGCGGTGATTAAGCCTTGGGAAAGCAAGCAAGTAAAGTATAGATTGCATAAGACACAAATTTATAGTTTGCGGATTGGGGAGGTATTGCGATTCAAGCATAAAAGTCTAGGATTGCCCACGTTTCAAGCAAAGGATGGGCGTTTGGTATTCTTTAAGAATAAGCGGCAGGCATTTAGCGTTATGGGCAAATATGTAAAAGAGGCATCCCCAGAGGACAAGGGCGAGTGATGAAAATCCCGACGCAACTTCTCCGAACCCACTGGCCTCCCAATCCCGGCCTGATGCCGGGAGATAAAAAGTTCGACAGTATCTTGGAAGATGTAAAGGCGAACGGAATAAGAGAGCCAATCATTATGGACATGAAGTGGTATGTCCATGATGGTCACCATCGGCTGGAAATCGCCAAATTATTGAACATTGAATATGTTGAAGTTAAGGTGTGGACGGGCAGAGAGTTTGTTCAGTAATCGAATTGACGCTTTCAAAGAGAGCCATGAAGGACAAAGACGATGACTAAGCTAAACCCCCCAAAGAATTACAGGGAGGTAGAGTTCGATTCTTGTGACAATTGCGAATACATTAAAGGCAATAATACGACAAATGTCTATGGCCTTTACACTTTTTCTTGTATGAGAGGCAGGCCAAAGGGATGGGAGAATATAGAGATAGACATACATATCTGTGACGGCCACAAGAGGGCAGATGATAAAGAAAATATGTGATTGGTGGAATTTTCGCAATTTCGTCATAGGTTGGGATTTTCTTATGATCGGTGATTGGACTGGTGAAGGAACTGGACTTCCTGGTGACCCGGCAATTTATAGATATGGGGTTATATGGATACCATTGCGGTCAGGAAAGTCATGGTCTTTATATGAAGCTGAAAAGGAAGGTCGCATAAGGTATTTTGAAAGCGAAGGCAAAGATGACTAAAGAGATACATGAGCAGGTGAAGTCGACAAAGAGGCGGTTGGAATTTGTAAAAAGGCATAATGTGGGACACAAAATATTACTTGTTAAGGATGTGCAGAAACTCTTAGAAATAGTGGACACCCAAGCTAGGCAGATAGTCGAGGGCAAGGAGATTATGGAGGCGATACAGCGGGGCGATTTGGCTGGTGGTGCGCCTACTGTAACCCTATTGGTTGACAAAATGAGGATATGGCTAAAGCAGGTAAAGGGTGAGCATGATGTCCCCAAAGACAATTCTGCATAAGGATACCTACAAACTAGATGCGTGGCTAAAGGTGACAGGATGAGCGAGTATTGTGAAATATGCAACTCATATATGACAAAGGGACCAGAATGGTTCCCATGCACAGAAGGGCAGAAAAGATACGCGACGAAAATATCCAGCTACGCCAAGAGCTAGAGGAAGCGCAGAACGAGCAGGGGCAATTAGAATATGTGCTAGAGCTGCATGGCAAGGAAATTACTTATCTAACCGATAAGCTAAAAAAGGCAGAGGGGCACATTAATATATATACAGAGGCTTTGGATAAATGCGGATATGAGATCAGGGAAGAAATGGATGGGTGGGTTCTTTCTTGTGTACAATGCGGGTTTCCAAAAGATGAAGGGCACGAAATTGGATGTAAACACAATACCAAATAGCCCATAATTATTTCCGATGCCCGGCGTATGGTGAGATAGCTGCTACTACTTACCAATTATGCGCCGGGCGTTTTTTATGCTAAGATGGGGGAATGGCTAAACCCTTCACATGGAAAAACGAAAAGCGCAAATTGGGGGAACTAATATCGTGGGAGCATAACCCGCGGCAGATAACAACTGAACAAGCAAAGCATCTGCAGGAAAGCCTTGATAAATTCGGGCTTGTCTACCCGCCGCTAATATCCAAGGATAATGATATTTATGATGGACACCAACGCGAGAAGGTAATGGGCATGATGGAGCAATACTCGGCGGACACTCTGATAGATGTGCGCGTATCCTCCAGGGTGCTTACGGATAATGAGCGCAGGGAGTTAGTGATCAGGTTGCATGAAAATACTGGCGAGTGGGATCTGGAACAGCTTGCGAATTTATATGATGTTGACGAATTGGATGAGTGGGGATTTGAGGATATGGATTTGGTAGATTGGGGGCAAGATGATATATCGGACGACCCGGGTGCTGAAATTGACAAGGCTGAAGAATTGCGCGAGAAATGGAATGTGGAGAGTGGGCAATTATGGGAGCTTGGCGAACATCGGGTTATTTGTGGCGATTGCACGGATGAGGCGGTGGTGGAGCGGTTGATGGGGGGAAAAACAATCCAATTGTTGTGGACTGATCCTCCATACGGGGTTGATTATGTTGGAAAAACCAAAGCTGCTCTTGTTATTGCAGGAGATGCACTAGGCGATCTGGGAACAAAAGAACTTCTGGATGATTGTTTTGGTAATCTTAATATGATTATGGTTGACGGTTGCCCTGTTTATATAGCACATCCGGCGGTTGTACTATCGTTACAATTTATGTTGGCCTTTATTGGTGCAAGGTGGCATTTACATGAAAATCTAATCTGGGTAAAAGATTCAATGGTTTTGGGTCATTCTGATTACCACTTAAAACATGAGGGAATTTATTATGGCTGGAAAGGAACACATAAGTTTTGGTATGGTGGGCGGGACAAGGTATCGGTGTTTGAAATTGACAGGCCAAAAAGAAGCGAAGATCACCCAATAAAAAAGCCAGTTGAATTAGTCGGGTCACACATAAACAATAGTAGCAAAAAGGATGATATTGTGTCTGACCCCTTCCTCGGCTCTGGCACAACCCTTATCGCCTGTGAACGTCTACACCGCAAATGCTACGGCATAGAGATAGAGCCGAAGTACATTGCGGTCACTTTGGAACGCTGGCATCAGATGACCGGACAGCAGCCGGAATTGATAGATGGCTAGGAAACTCACGCACAAGCAAAAGCTATTCGTGGAATACTATCTGCAGTCGTGGAATGCTACACTTGCAGCAGAACAAGCGGAGTATAAGGGCAACCGCAAAACCCTTGGATCAGTAGGAACTGAAAACCTAGCAAAACCTGCAATCAAGGCACATATTGAAGAACGTCTATCCGAAACCGTAATGACATCCAACGAGGTACTTTCCCGCCTTGGGAACATGGCGCGCTCATTCGATATGACCAAATATATCGCGCTAAAAGAACGCTATGAGATCGTAACCAAGACTGTAGACGGCAAGGAAAAGCATTACAAGGAATTCGCCGGATATGTGGTTTCATTCGATCTGGACAAGCTGCAGGAGGATGGTTTCAGCCACTTAGTCAAGAAAATCAAACAGACAAATGCTGGGGGGATTGAGGTAGAATGGCACGACCAAATGGCGGCGCTGGTGCATCTTGGGAAACACCACCAGTTGTTTACGGATAAGCTAAAGATAGAGCACGTAGACTGGCGCACAGAGGCTATTACACTAATCAAGGAAGGAAAATTGACCTATCCAGGACTTACAGTAGAAATAGGAGAAAGTCTTGCTAAAGAATTATTTGACACCGCAGGCATCGCAATTGCTGAATAGCGAATTGAGCCAGCGGATACAACAGCAAGTAGCGGTTAAGGAAGCCCCTGAATACTGGAAGGATTGGCTCACTACTATATTCCCTGCACACTTCACCAAGGAATTCGGTGATCACCACATAGAATTCTGGGAGTGGGTAGATGCAATCAGGCCAGGAATACGTCCAGCGCCCTTCATCTCTATTTGGGCACGTGGCGGCGGCAAGTCCACTGATGTAGAAGCATCGGTGGTTTATATAGGTCATAAACGAGCAAGGAAATATGCTTGGTATATTCGAGAGACCCAGGATCAGGCGGATAAATCGGTTGAAAATATTGGCGCAATGTTAGAAAGTTACCGATTAGCCGATTACGACCCACTATTGGCAGACCGGGCAGTAGGCAAGTACGGAAAACCACGTGCTTGGCGTAGGAATAGACTTAGAACGGCCAGCGGCCTGACTGTTGATGCCATGGGGCTAGACACTGCCTTGCGCGGCGCCAAGGTAGAGGAAGCGCGCCCGGATCTAATAATCTTTGATGATATTGATGGACTGAATGATACCGCCGCGACAACGCATAAGAAAGAGGGCATCATTACCCAATCCATACTCCCGGCCGAGGCCTTTGATTTAGCCGTGATGGTGGTCCAGAACTTGATAATTGAGGATGGTATTGTTTCTCGATTAGCTAAGCCGGTCAACAAAGATGGCGCCGACTATTTGATCGACCGTATTATTAGTGGTCCACACCCCGCCATTGAGGGGTTGACATATGAGCAGAACAAGATGGGAAAGTTCATAATTACCGGGGGAGCTCCGGTCTGGGAAGGGCAAAACTTGGAAACCGCACAGGACCAGATAAATACTTGGGGGTTGACAGCATTTCTGAGAGAAGCGCAGCATGAAGTGGATACAAAAGGTGGGATGTATGATCATATTGAATTCAGGTATTGCGAAAGGCATGAAGTTCCTGATCTGGTCAGGACCACGGTTTGGGTTGACCCAGCGGTTACATCAACGGACAAGAGCGACAACATGGGCATTCAGGCAGATGGGATCGCGGAAGATGGGATAATCTATAGGCTGTTCTCCTGGGAGTCAATCACGTCGCCGGAGGATGCGCTGCGGCGCGCCATACTAAAAGCGATTGAACTAGGGTCATTGGTAGTTGGGGTGGAAACAGACCAAGGCGGTGACACTTGGATGAGTGTATTTGCTAGGGCAATAGAACGAATAAAAAAAGAATTTGACGAAGAGCAGAAAGACATCCCCGAAGATGAAAGGGAAGAAATCTTCTATCCGGGGTTCGCCTATGATAAGGCCGGCGCTGGCCATGGCAACAAAGTTCACCGGGGGCAACAGATGTTAGTTGATTATGAAAATGGTATGATAGTACACGTGAGAGGTACGCATGGGCTATTAGGAAAAGCATTAGGCAGGTTTCCCAACAAACCGCTTGATTTGGCAGATGCGGCCTATTGGAGTTGGGCAGATTTACGAGAGAGGATTAACCCGATGGACCTATACGCATTTATGGAGGCGTAATGAAAATACTAGATGATATTGCAAGCAGCATTGGTAGTGCTGTGTTTTCGTATAAGAATGCGCTCAAGGGGACAGTTGGCGAAATCCCGGATTGGTTAAGTGCATCGGCAGAAGGGGAACGCTGGAAAAATGAGCCGAACTTACTGATAACCAGGCACCAGCAAGAATTATATGCGCGCTTATCGTGGTTTGCAATTGCAACCAGCCTGGTTGCTAAACAAGTTGCTGGTACACCCTTGGGCGTTATGATGCTGGAAGGAGAAAAGCGCATTGAGGTGGTTAATCATGAATTTGAATTATTGTTAGGGAGGCCGAACGAAAGCCAATCACGCTTCGAATTCCTGGAAGCGCTGCAGTCTTACAAATCGATAACTGGAAACGGGTATGCATGGTTGAATAAGGCAAACGAAGATTCCCCACCGGAGGAGATGTGGATAATCCCCAGTGATAGGATGCGGCCCATCCCTGACGGACGGAAGTATATTCGGGGCTATATGTATGACACAGGACATGGCGAAGAACTTCCTCTTGAAGCCTGGGAGGTCATGCACCTAAAACGTTTCAATCCGATGAATCAGTATGTGGGTCTTTCCGCGGTTGAGGCGCTTGCAGTTATTGCTGAAGGGGACATGGCGGCACAGAGATACAATACTAATTACTTTAGTAAAGATAATGCCAAGGCATCCGGCATTGTAGCCTTTGCGAGCCCCGTCACCGATACCGATTGGAAGAAAATTAAGGATGACTGGAAAGAGCAACATGGCGGCACAAAGAGAAATCTGTTGATGCTCAGAAACACCGGCGACAAGGGCGTGAGCTGGGTTTCAACTGCCATGACCCAGAAAGATATGGAGTTCCTGGCCGGGCGAACGTTCACCAAAGAAGAAATATATGCAATCATCGCGCCCGGGCTTGCTTCTTGGTTGGACGTGAACAGCACAGAGGCAAATAGCAAAACGGGCAAAGAAGCATTTATGGAACTTGGTGTTTGGCCCGAAACCCAAGCCATCGCGCAAAAGATGACAAATGACATTCTGCCAACCTACGGCAATAACCTTTTGGTTGAGTTCAATGATGTGCGCGTTGAAGACAATATCCAGCAACTCAAAGAACAAGAAGCGTATGAGCGCACGCACACCATTGCTGAGGTCCGCGAAAAATTCTATGATGATAAACCGATAGGTGATGAGCGTGATGATCTAATTCCTTCGGTAGCTTCTGGAGAGGAAAAACCAGATGAAGAGGAGGAAGAAAAAGATATTGAAGTCAAGGCACATGAGCGGGAGCAGTTCCGCAGGTTCGCAAAAGCGCGTGGGGGAAAGAGAAAAAAGCTGGATATGTTCAAATTCAAATACCTGGATATTAACG